CAAAAGCAGAGAAATGGTTTGCTGATCAGCCTGGTTTGTTTTACGTGGCAACGTCTCGACATTCTGAATCCATGCTGTACTGGGCCGACCAGTATGACCTCAACGCCTTAAAAGGTTTGATTTTCAGACATGAAGTGACTGTGAACGGACGTTTAGCAATGCTCCAGAAACGCGAGAAGTTCGAAGCTCCTATGTTCGTTCTAGAAGCAAAATTACCAAAACCGGGAGCAGTCATGGAGACTTTGTTGCAGCGTGGCATGTGGCCACAGACAGTCAAGTTCAGATCGATCGGTACTCTGAGAGAGGACGGGCGCCCATGGCACAAGTTCTCAAATTTCAATTCTGAAATAGCAGCGACGGTGTTTGCAGCAACGACTCAGAATTTGGTGGGCGAGCAAGTGCCATATACATCTACTGAGGCTGCAAAGATGCCCATCTATCAAGAGGCAATGGGTCTTCACGCTATCAGACGACCGAATGGCTGGGCCGGCGAAAAACTGAACACTCGTTTTGCCGGGCTTGATCGTTTGGCCGTGTTGCAAAACAGCAAGGATGAACTGCTCGATCAGAAGAACGTCATTGAACGGACTGCACGTCCGCGAACTCTGGACGAAGATCCCTTTCGTATCGCAATTCAAGCGCAACTGCTGTATGAGAAGTTCAAACAAGTCGTCCTGGAAGACAATTGTGAGGTGCATTTGAGCACAAGTCCCTTGCCGGAAGATTGGGCCGACTCCAGGACTCAAGAGTTTGCCGGCAAGCTTGCAACCAGCGATCCTTATGGAACAACTGCTTACTCTGTCAGGTCTCAAGGTTTTCTTAAAACGCAAACAAAAGTGAAGCTCAAGAGAACTTTTGCTCTGGAGGAAAATTACGGTCAAACCGTTTTGGCATCGCCTGCAGACTTCAATGCTATTTTCGGACCTTGGAGCAAGATGTTCTTACGCAACTTACGTTTGCGTTGCAGACGTGGTGTCATAATGGATTCCGGATACTCTGACAAGGAGCTGGCTAGAGAATTGCGCACTATCGGGGCCATGCCTAGGTTCACTGAGGAAAACTACCAGGCAGATGTGAAGCGCCAAGACACTAGTCACACCCCTGTGACGCTGAGGGTTTTTAAGCTTCTGCTCGTTGACATGGGTGTCCCAGAAGATCTGGCTGAGCTGTATGAGATTCATTCAAAGAGTTATGAATACAGCTCAATGCATGCAGGACTTTACAGAGGTACGGCAAGATACAACTTGGGGTCTGGTGACCCTTTCACGCTCATTCGCAACATTGTCGAAGTCCTCACTGTCATGGTTGAACGTTATGGTGACTCATTGCTTGGTAGTACAATGATCGTGAAGGG